TGTTGCAACTGGAGAGTGACGCGGGGGGCGGATCGCATAAGGGGGATTATGCAAAATGGCGCGACGCCCTGGGGGATTTTCGTCACGCCATTCTACATAATCCCCGATTCCATTATGCGAACCGCCAGAGGCAGCAGAGGTAAAGCGTTGCCACGGGTTTTCGATACGGCGCGGGAGTTATCCGAATGTCAATTAGGGGTTTCGGTAACAGGCACAGCGGCACTGCCGGCGTGGGTCGCGCCGCTCGCCACGCTGGCAGTCCGCTGGACCAGTCCACCAGTTGACGCCCATTGGGTTGATGCGGCCATACCAGTCCACGGCGTTACTGTTTGACCGTCTACAACACACGACCAGCTGTAGCCGTCTGGCAGGCGCTCGCACTCAGACACCGGCAGGTTTCGCATTCCAGCAATTGAACGAAGAACAACGAAGTCACGGCCTAAACGACTGTCATCAGTTGCGCTATCACCTCGCCCGATATATCCCACGACCTGCCACTGGGACGACAGCGTAGGCGGCGGTGGATTTACCGCTGCCGCCTGGATCAACTGAGGCTGATTGACTGGTAAATCAGGAGCCGGGTTTGCCCATGCTGGAGCCGCTTCGGATACCTCAATATCTTCCAATTCATCCTCAACAATACCAAAACCTGACGAAAAGATGCCGGATATGTACCAGATCAGCAGCGGTATCAAGATAATCGGCGCTACAGCTGCAAATATGATGAATGGCGAGCGTAGCAAGTTACCCCTACGGTCTGCCTTGCTTTCATCCCCAACGCTGCCTGTAGCGCTCTGGGTGGCGCTCTGATAGTACTTATACACTGACGGCTTGTACTGTCCGAACACCTGCCGGATGATCCGCGATTTTGGCGGGTTCTGGCCAGTGGGCGCGCCCTGGTAGATATCAACCCTGAACTTCTTGGTTGAACCAACGGCGGTCAGCTTTGTCATCTTGTACGTTTGTTCAATCAGAATCCGAACCCACGCCGCGACCTGGGACAAGTCCTGAGTGACCAGGACGATACGCATTGATCGCCCCTTGTCATCTACCCGGTGACGGTGCTCAGCGAGAAGCGATTTGTCAGCGAAATTAGCAGCATTCGCTTTAAGCCCAGCAGGCCACCGCCGCCATAGTTCATCGAGTACCAGGACGCAGCCATTGGGCACAAAGTCGGCCATATCCGGGCGCTCGAACCAATCTTCCGGAAGCTGGGTTATCTGTGATTCTGGCGTCCCGTGATCGGCCAGCAGTTCCTCACGCTCCAACGGAATATTGGTAACAACGTGCCGGCCATCCTGCACTGACGGGATGATGACGTGTTCTGTAACGCCGTACGACTTCCCGTGACCGGGCAGGCCCACGTAAGCATCAATAGCCATAGATCACCCCAAAAACGGTATGCGTCTGATGATAAAACGGAGCACAAGCGCGCCGAGATAGATGCTGATCCCTTCGGCAATAGCGAACTTTGACGCGAAAAAAACAACGTTACCGGAAATACCCGAAAACGCGTCTGCGGCCATGATGATGAAGTCTGGTACGGGCAGCGCTTCGAGCACAGACGCAAGCGCGTCCATGATCGCCTCAAATACTTTCTTTGGTATCCAGAGCAGCAGGTCTTTTAACCAGCTAGCAAATCTTGTCAGAGCATCAGAAAACATGATTACGCCTCCATGAATTTGCGAACAGCCGCAAGACACCACACGGCCAAAAAGATGGGATACAGCGGATCGAGCCAATGAGAGTTTTCACACATGCCATCGAGGCTAATGGTTCCGATCGCAGTAGATGCGGCACCAAAGCCACAAGTACCACCAGTGGGAAACGCAATCGCCCCTATGGACTGAATAATCGGCGCATCCCCTGCCCTCGTCATGAAATCATCAATTGATTCACCGAAACTTTTAACCTCCCCGAGTTCGCCACCTTGAAATGGTTTTTCATCTTCACCATCGCCACAATTTGACCCAACACAGCCGCCGAAGCCCTCGCCAAATCCGTCAGGATGGCCGTTTTTGTCTGGACAATTTGGGCCGGTACATTCGCCCGTAACGCTCTGAGTCTGTCCGTCCGGGCTGGTGGTGGTCGTTGTAGTGTTAGTGGTCGTTGTAGTGGTACAGGCATTGGCACCAACGCAGTTATTAACCGTCAAAGTGTCGGTTTTTGTGGTCTCAGTGGAGCCATCAGGTTTTGTCGTGGTTTGAATTGTGGTTTCGATCTTCTGATCAGTTTTTTCAGGCGCCGGATTACAGACCATTACGCCATTGAACGTACCGCAGGAACCATCATTGCTCTGATTGTTTTCAGAAACGCAGGTTTGAACACCTCCAGGGCCGGTGGTGTATGTGCACGGTTTGAATTCATTGGTTTGCTCAGGCGGTAGCGGTTCGGTTTCATCGGTTTCATCCGAGCTTGTATCAGGGTCAGCGCCGCCTGGGCCACCAGTACACTTCGTACCGGTAAACGTAGAACTGCCAACACATGTATAGGGGCCGTCGAGCTTTACCGTACATTTTGCATCTCCAACCGTCGCAGAACAGCCAGAAACGCAGATATTCTGATCGTACGCATACGAGCCACCGCCAATAAACATAAATGCGTCAGGCGCATTACCCGAGCGGCTGAAGTTGCGGCTAATGCCTTCTAAATCGGCACATTCGTCATCTGATTCACATTCACCGGTTTGGGCATTATAAGTTGCCCCAGGAGGACAGCTTGAACCGCGACGATATGCATAAAAAAAGGTATTACGAGGATATTCTTTGCCCTCATAAACCAACGTATATGTGCCATCACACCGAAAATAAGGTTGATTGTTCTGCGATCCGGCAAGTGCACAGCTAGTAACAGTGCCATCAACAAAATTATCAAAATAATCTTGTGCCGCCGCTGATGGAGAAGGCCCCGTTCCTGAATATTGACCAGAAGAACCTTGCCAATAATAATCATCGGCATATGCTTGAATTGATACTAAAACAAGTATAAAGAATATAAAACGCCGCATAATCACCACCCCCAAAAGGCCATAAGCGCCGACAGTGCGCCGAAGCAAAACATAACCAACAACCAGACCTGTTCCATTTGATAACCTCCGGGAATGAAAACGGGGGACGAATCCCCCGTGTTTGTTGCGGTATTACTGCTTAGCGGATCATGCCAAGCAACTTTCGGGCACCCATGCGAGCGACCAGAGCCAGCGCGATAACACCAGCGATACCACCAATGCCGGTTACTACATCGGCAACATCAACAGCAGAAACAATTGCGTCCATGTGGACCTCCTAACGGATCATCGAAAGTAAAGTCCGACAGCACCAGCCAGCAATGGCGATAGTGGCAATCAGACCGAAACCGACAAGAAAAGCCTGACCCAGCAAAACGGGATCAGCGCTCGTAATGTCGAAGGGTTCAGGCACCGGGACAAGCGTCCAGACGCCAGAACACAGGGGAGCGCCATCCAGCGATACAGTCACATCACCAACACACTGAATAACGCCGGAAGTCATGGTCAGCCAGCCTTCTGAACTGGAGGGGCCAGCGGAACGAGGAACGCGCGGAATTCTGTCCGCTCGTACTGGCCAACAGAGAAAGAACGCTCGTGAATTTGATACTTGCCGACCGGATACGGTGCCTGACCGTCTTCGAGCATAACTTTCGTTTTCTGAGGATACGGAGCGTCGCCAATCTGAATCCACGCCTCCTGTTCACGAATTACATAGTCGCGGCCTTTTGCGCTTTTACCTGAGCGCTCATGAACGAAAGTGCTGTGAATCTCATATATCAATTTCATAACATCACCTTTAATGGAATAAGAATATGTCGCCGACATAAGGGGTGCCCCGCTCTACTCTCTCAACTGTCCAAAGGCGCGGAGGCTTTATACCTTCGGACTTACGTTTCTCTGTTTCCTGCAATGCGGCATCAACAGCAACTGACAAGTCAGGCATAAAGAACTTCCGGCGCTGCAAATCCAGCTTGCGACGCTCAGCATCGGTTAACCTTGTGCCTTGAAAACTTACGGTTCTCATGAGCGAGCCCATCCACCAAGACGTTGAATGGCAATACATCCGGGGAGGTGAATAAGCAGAAGATAGACAGAAGCGGTAATCATGCTGCAACCCTCAGAGGCACAACTGGCGAGCGGTACCAAGCAGGAATGGGCAAGTCGTAAGACTTGGTGACTTCACGGGCCTGACGAACAATCACAGGGGTGAACCGGCTGGTGTCGCAGACGTTAGCTATATCGATACCAATCTGGCGCAGCCGGGCGCGATGGGTTTTAACCGCCGATTTAGTCAGATCAAACTGCTGACCGCTAAACCAGTTCATCGCATACATGGCTGTCGTGTTGGCGGAGTGGGTGCTTTTGACGACCTCGTTTGATATGAGGGTTTCGGCAATTGTCTGTAAGTCCATGGCTGTCACCTGCAGCTTTTCGTCGGTTCGCAAAAATTCATCATGTAATGTCTGGAATCGGGATTCGTCGAACAGGCCCCAGAACCTAAGCCCTTCGCGTTGTAAAAATTCTGCTTTCAGTTCCTGCTCTTGACGTACAACGCCATGCTCTGAGCAGTAATCGCGCACCTGTAGCGCGTAGGCATATTCGGGAGAATCATCACTAAACGTCCGCTTGATTTTCGGGATGAGGTTCTGCTCAAGCTCAAACGCTTTGTCATACGCTTTGCGGTACTGGAGCCGGACGCCACCCTTGCGCTTGCCAGCAGCTGTCCAGTCAACAGTTCTGCCATTCGGGTACAGATAGCCGACAGAATGGCCAATACGCTGAGTCGAAAGACCGCGCAAATAGGCCAGCACGTTGCCCTGCCCTACCCCGACATTAGTGGTCAGATCGATGCGCTCAATGGTGCAGCCATCGGCCCACAAGCTGGTCGCTTTGCCGGTCTGACGGTGTTCGGTACGAGTGCAACGGGTGAAGGGTGGCAAGCCGTACTCAGCAAGAAGCGAGTTATAGACCGCGATGCACTCACCCACCGAACGAAAGCCGAACAAGTTGTCCAGGCGGTTGATGCGTGACGGGTTGCCATCAACGCGCACCTTTCGACCCTGAACGCTGATCGTGATCGAACTGGAGAAGCTGCCCTCATGCTTGAACCGAGGCTGGCGGGTAGTCAGGATTTCGTGGGAATGGGAATCGATGGTGAGCGTGTACACGTCACAAACGACCGGGAGGTCGTGGTCATGCTCTTGTGAAACGCTCAGCCAATCGATAAACATATCGTCCATTGTGATTTTATCACGTGTGATGCAGTGGTGATGTTTTACAAGAATCACACATAACAAGTCAACCCCTGTCAGAATCACATGGCGGCAAATCACAGGTGATATCAAATGGCCAAGACCTACAGATTGAGAAGCGACGCGACAGAAGCGCTGAAGGAAAAACGGATTAAGATGATCCTTGAGACAAAGGATGACGTCCGGGAAAGCGACGTATTAGGCGCTGTGATATGGAAATACCTTGCACAAATCACACACAAGGACGTCGAGAGGTACAGAGAGGAAGTGCTGGGCAAGGACTAAACCAAAAACCGTGTTTAGTATGGGATGTCATACCAAAGTGGGGGTGTAACAGCACCCCCGCCGCTTCGCGGCCATAAATCGGAGTCAGGGGAGACCATGGAAGAGATACGAGCCGAAAGGGAAAGCAGGCCCAACGCAAGCACTGCCAAAAACAAAAAAGAACAGCGCCTGGCTTACGAAATAGCCCTGGGAATCTGGCTAGGCGGTGTCGCCCTACTCATGACCAGCGCGGTCATAGGGTCTTTAATCATGCTGATCGCAGCTCAAAGCCTAAAAGTCCATTTCGGATAACCGCACGAAAACCCATTCCACTAGTTCATTATCGTGCCGAAGGTTCGCCGGGCTAGACCGCCTGAACCAGCCTCGGATCTCTGCCAGATCCTGATTACCCCACCGCCTGGGAACATACGACACCGAAGCCGCCGCATTGGGTGATCATGGCGCGGGGTGGGCTGGTGCCTGCTGGTGGTGCGCGGTTCGCGGTTCGGGCATCGCAGGTGGTGGCACACTCTAAACCCGACGAACGGTCATAATTTAGGTAACGTTACCATTGCCTAATATTGGTAACGTTACTATAATGGAGTCATACCAAACAGCAATGGGATGAACAACATGAGCAACAAATATAACGAATGGCTGGAAGCGCAAAAGATGACCGACGACGCCGAGGCCCGCAGGCTGTATGCAGAGCGGGATAGCGGTATTAGCTACCCTTATCACGCCTGGCGTGAGCGTTACGGGTACGCCGACACCACGACGGCCCGAGCAGATTATGCCGAGTATCAAAAGCAACTAGATATTCTGACACCGGAAAAGCGGAAACCAGGCAGACCGGCGACAGGCAACGCGATGACCCCAGCCGAGAAGCAACGCGCATACCGCGAGCGGCAGAAAAAGCGTAACGTTACCGGGATAGAGTTAACGGACGCCGAAGCAACAGCAATCATATCTTTGCTGGGCGATAAGGCCAGGGACATATCAATGAGGAGCGAAGAGCCAATCACCACGAGGCAACGCGAGAGCATTGATTGGCTAGTAGAGCTGTCGCGGAAGATCAGGACGTACATGACTACAAATCAAGAATAGCCCGGCAGGCTTCCTGCAACCTCTCCAGGCGCTCGTCGAGTAGAGCGCCCTCGTCCTCGATATGCCTGATACGGTTTCGGGCCTTGCGTAAATCCCCGCTGAGCCGCATGTAATCAAGAATCACCCGCTCGACAGCGTCCGCGTCATCGGTGGCACCGGTGAATAACCGGGCGTCCCTGACGAGATCTTGTTGCAACTGGAGAGTGACGCGGGGGGCGGATCGCATAAGGGGGATTATGCAAAATGGCGCGACGCCCTGGGGGATTTTCGTCACGCCATTCTACATAATCCCCGATTCCATTATGCGAACC